CTCCCCCGTGCACACCTCGAAAAACGAAAGGGCTCACGTTCGCAAGCTATACTGTATTGTCTGAAAGATTATCAATCTCCCCCAGAGAAAGAGGAGATTGTTATCGATGGGGTCCCTATCGGACAAAATCCCATCATCTACGGGTTCGAAGGTGGCGCCGACGACTTGATCAAGAGCTTGCCTGAAAAGAAAGTATCCGTCAAGGAGCGCTTAGAAGCTATAAGGCTTCTCATTAAAGAAGGCGTTCCAGAAACAGAGATAGCGGAAAAACATTTCGATCTCTGGTGCAGGTATTCACGAAGCTTCAGGCAATATAAGGCCTTAATTGATCCACCTAGAACGCACGCAACTGAAGTCATCGTTATACAGGGTCCAACTGGAACAGGCAAAAGTAAATGGGCTTTGGATAATTACCCAGGAGCATACTGGAAACAACGTAGTCAATGGTGGGATGGATATGAAGGTCAGGAAACAATCGTACTCGACGAGTTTTATGGATGGCTTCCGTTTGATCTTCTTCTTCGTTTATGCGATAGATATCCTTTACTTGTGGAATCTAAAGGAGGACAAATTAATATGTCTGCTAAACGAATCATCATTACTACAAATGCGGTGCCTAACTCTTGGTATAAAAACTGTTACTTTAATTCTTTTGTGCGTCGTGTTACGACTTGGAAAGTTTTCCCAATCTGGGGAGAAGTAGAATCTTACGATGATTATAGTGTAGCTATTAGTCGTTTTGTACATAACTCCGATTAATTTATTTATTTATAACTATATCCCTACCCAACCTACTTAATGTGATCACTCGTCTCCGTCACTATTCTTAATATTGGATTAAGGTCATCACGCACGCAAGCGTGCGTAATGACACTTAATCTAATTCTGAGGCTGGTTATCAATAATATCAAAGACAGTAGCATACATGTCTATTTCTACCCATCCCGTAACCGCTAAATTCGTTACCGTTTCATCGAGAAATGGCGCGATTTGAATAACACAGTACGTTAGAGCACTGGGACTTGCTCCGAAAGACGCAGCAAGAGTATCATCCTTATGAGGGCGAGCGAACATCTGCCATGGACGACATGTCATCGTCATTACAGGTAGCTTCGAGCTAGTAGTTGAATTGATTACTCTATTCTTCTGGTACTTTTGTCTTCCTAACTCAAAATTAGTTGTTGAACTGCCTGACGTATCGCCGCCAGTGTCGTCAGCGCTAATAACTACTCTATACACATTATTCGCTAATGTGGCAGGCGCTAAGTCGACAGCTTGGGTATTGATTACATTAGTACTTAATGTAACCTTCACCTTCCAAAAATTCACTCTGTAGCGTTGATAAATGCTAGCCATATTATCATACCACATCGGTTGATGTGACCCAGCAGAGGGATCTGGCAAATATAAACTATTTGGTGTCAGAGTGCACATTGTCGTCATGCCCGTGTTATTAATAGTACTCGCTTTAAACCCACGGCAATATCTAAATCTCATTTTCAACTTCGTCGGGAAACCCGCATACTTACTCAACTTGAACCTTGGAACCTTCCGTCGCGCTAATAAACGCCGTCTAACGAATCGTCGTATAGTCGACCGTGCCGCTCTCTTACGCTTCCCATATCCGCCGCGCGTCTGCCTGAAGTAACGTGTGATAGCCATCCAATTGATGAATGGCTGGGAGACGTCAACAATTCCTTAACCGGTTATTTGTCTCCGTCTCCAAAAAATGCAGGTAATACTAAACTGCATTTTTTATTTGGAGACGATCAGCGCAAGTGCTATTTGGATGGATGACGGCGCGCAACTGGTGTTTCACGGTAAACAATCCCACTGTGCTGATCGACTTCGAACATGCAAATTGGAAAGACAATTTGAAATTTGCAGTATACATGGCGGAGGTGGGGGAGACGGGCACGAGGCACTTCCAGGGTTATCTGGAGTTAAAGCATGCGCAACGACTCACGTGGTTAAAGAAAGCGCTCCCCCGTGCACACCTCGAAAAACGAAAGGGCTCACGTTCGCAAGCTATACTGTATTGTCTGAAAGATTATCAATCTCCCCCAGAGAAAGAGGAGATTGTTATCGATGGGGTCCCTATCG